GACGTATCTCGTGGAGATGGTGAGGACTATTCCGCATTTCATGTGATTGATGTAGAAACGTCAACCCAAGTGGCAGAATATAAAGGAAAGGTAGAAACCAAACAGTTTGGTAATATGTTGGTGTCCATCGCAACAGAATACAATGATGCACTACTCATCCCAGAAAATAGTAGTATAGGATGGAACGCAATACAACAAGTTATAGACCGAGGATATAAAAATCTCTTTTATATGTCCAAAGATTTACAATATGTGGATGTCGAGCATCAAATGACCGGAAAGTATTATCGTGAAGAACGAAATATGGTACCTGGGTTCACCACCTCGCAAAGAACTCGTCCGTTGGTTATCGCACGATTAAAAGAATATATGTTAGAAAATAGTTTTACTATTCGGTCATCTCGTATGTGCGCCGAATTAGATACTTTTATTTGGAAGAACGGTAGACCAGAAGCATTATCTGGTTATAACGATGACTTGACGATGGCATTGTGTATAGGTCTATGGGTACGGGACACCGCCCTCAGGTTGCGCCAGGAGGGTATAGAACTGACGAAGTTAACATTGGACAAGACAAGGTATAGTGTAGAAGGTATGGTGTACACAAATAAGCATGTTACACACAATCCATATGAAATGGAAATTGGTGGTAAGAAGGAAAATATATCGTGGTTACTAGGATAATACACTATTTATAATGTAGTGTTTTTATTGGATTTAACTATGATTAAACTAGTTGATATTTTACTAACTGAAAAATGGACAAAGAAGTATAAAAAGTCCATAAATTGTAGTAACCCCAAAGGTTTCAGTCAAAAAGCACATTGCGCAGGACGTAAAAAACGCAAACGTGGTGGTGTAACCAAATCTAAACCGGTATAAGATATGACCAAAGATGAAATTTTAGAAATCATCCGTGAAGAATTGGCAGCAGTTCTTCAAGAAATGCAAAAGCCAGAAGAAGAGGAACTCGACGAACGTACGGTTGCAAGTCGTGAACCACCACGAAAGATGACCAAGGGACAAGTTCAAGGTCGTGATAAGATTGGTAAGAAATTACTAAAAAACAAACGTTCGGTTCGTTATTTCAAAGATAAATTTGGTGACGATTGGAAGTCATACCTATATGCAACAGCTACCAACAGAGCAATAGATTCCAAAAAGAAAAAGAAGGCAAAATAACAATGAATTACAAGGATTACTATTCATATATCTTTGAGGATTGTGGTTGTTTGCAAACCGAAGGTTGTGATTGCAAACAAGATGAAGGTTATCCGTGGGGTGGATATAAAGAAACTGAAAGTGACTTTGCAGACCCACGACTACAAAAAATGGAAGAACTTTCCGCATTATTAGAAAAGTCAATTCCAACCAATCCATCAAAGTGGGCTGCAGCCAAGGCAGCTGCAAAACGTAAGTTTAAAGTCTATCCATCAGCATACGCTAACTTATGGGCAGCAAAAAAGTACAAGAGTATGGGTGGTGGATGGAGAAGTGGTAAGAAAGAAGTACATTATCCACACGTTCGTCGTGATCCAATGGGTCAAGAGGACGCAGACATCAACAATGATGGAAAGGTAGATTTAACAGATAAGTTGATGAAAGCAAAAAGAGATTTATATAAGCGGTATTTAATAGCAAAAAAGAAGGGACAAACCTCCCTATAACATTTGGAGAAGCACGATGATTAAATTAATGGGATTAGTACCTGGTATTAAAGCAATTGGTAACAAACCAGTTGGTTCGATGAACGAAGAAGAAAAGTGGATTCAACAAGCAATCAAGAAACCAGGTGCATTAAAGAAACAACTTGGTGTATCGGCAGATGAACCAATCCCAGCCGGTAAGTTAAAGGCTGCTGCCGAAAAGGGTGGTAAGCTAGGCCAACGTGCTCGTTTAGCTATGACCTTGAAGAAGCTCAAGGAAGAAACTGAACTCTCCGAAGAACAATCTGCAAAACTTGATGAATTAATCGCACAACTGGAAGCAATGGATCCAGTTGGTAAAGAAGATGGTGACATTGATAACGATGGAGATAAAGACTCTTCCGACAAGTATTTACAAGCTCGTCGTGACGCAATCGGCAAGGCAATGAAGAAGGAAGGTGCTGAAGGTGAAGATCACGAAGTTTCAATGGCAACTAAAACTCTTGACTCCATCATCCGTCACGCAACCGAATTAAAGGGTAAGCTTGGAATGGACGAAAAGGACATTCCAGCATGGATTCAAGACCATATCGCAGTGGCAGAAAATAACTTGGACCAAGCAAATACAAGTTATCACGAATACGGACAAAAGGAGCAACCAGCCTCTGACGCTGGAGCAATGTAATGGGAACCGTAGCAAAGTTTTTGTCCACACTATTCAATAGTCGTGACCAAGCACACATCTTCCACTTACAAACTTCATCATATGCCGCTCACAAGGCATTGAATGAATACTATGATGATATAGTAGATTTAGTAGATAAGTACGCAGAAACCTGCCAAGGTCGTTATGGTATTATTCGTGGATATACTCCACAAAAGCAATACTTCGAAGGTGATGAAATAGTAAAGTATTTTACTGGATTATCAACCTATATTGATAGTGTTCGCAAGGGATTGCCACAAGATGGTGACCTCAATAATATCGTAGATGAAATTTCTGGATTGGTGAATTCCACAATTTATAAGTTGAAGTTCTTAAAGTAATGAAATTACAAGATATTTTAGTTGAACTTACCGAAGATATTTTGGATGAGAAGTATAAACCAAAAGGTGAATTGGGTAAGTGGTTGAAGCAAAAATGGGTGGATATTTCCAGAAAAGACCCGAAAACTGGAAAGCATCCACCGTGTGGTGCTTCCGCTGGTAAAAAAGAGCGTAAAGGTGGGTCGGCTAAATATCCAAAATGTAGACCTGCTCGTTCCGCAGCAGCAATGAGTAAAGGTGAAAAACGTTCAGCTGTAACAAGAAAGAGAAAAGCAGGAAATCCAGGTGGAAAACCAACTATGGTTTCTACTTTTAAAAAGAAATAAAACTCTTGACATTGAGAGCAACTATGATTAGATTGACTGATATTCTATGTGAATCCTGCTGGGACGGATATAAGCAAGTTGGAATGAAGGAACTAAACGGTAAAATGGTTCCAAACTGTGTTCCAGTTAAAGAATTATATCATCGTCCAGAAAGTGATGTTACTTCGGATAGTGACTTCAAACCAGACCAAGACCACGAACGTAACCAATTTGGTTCGGAAGCAGTTGATGAATTACATGAAGGCGAGTTCTGTAATGAGTGTTTAATAGAAGTTCTTGAAGGACTACACGAAAATCAACTTGGTGAAGCAGAATACCAAGGACGTAAAGTTCCTCTTGGTAAGATTATGAGAGGGGATGTCAAGAAGTTCAAGGTATATGTTCGTGACCCAAAGAGTGGAAATATTAAGAAAGTTAGCTTTGGTCACGGTGGAACTTCGGCAAAACGCCGTGGTGAAAAGACAATGAAAATTAAAAAGAACATTCCTTCTCGCCGTAAAGCATTCCGTGCTAGACACAACTGTGATAACCCAGGTCCAAGAACGAAAGCTCGTTACTGGGCATGTCGTACTTGGTAACATATGAAAAAGAAAATTTCACGGAAACAATCCGACAAGATGTTAGATAAAATGGGTTATAAGTTTAACCCAACAGAATTCTTTTTGGGAATGAATACTGAATTGGAACATCAAGATGTGACCCACGGAAACGTGGTTAAGACTGCAAAAATTGCAGCGGCACATTTGAAAGAAAATCCAAAGTATTATTCTCTATTATTAAAGAACGTAGAGAAAAAGGTTTCGGAACAAATGGCAGGAGCAGCACCAGCGGCAGCGGCACCCGCAATGGGATTAGTTGGACCTGGTGGTGTCATTCGAGGCGCACCGAAACCAAAAGATGTTAAGAAAATGCGAAGAGCATTAGATAAGGAGAAGAAGCATGATTAAGTTAACACACTTAGTAACAGAAGCAGGTAAGGAAAATCGTATTAATTCTACACGATTAGTTGCCCTACTTGAAAAATTAATGCCCTCTTTAAAAGAGTCGCAGCAGAATGAAATTACCGAATTGGTAGCAAAGTTAATGGAAGGTATTACTGCGGTCAATGAAATGCCATACAATTATAATACAATGTCCGCATGGCATATGAAAGAACTCGTAGATGTAGTAATACCAGCACGTGCATTACACGAAAAATTAAACAGTCTATTGCAAAAACCAACTACGGGATTAGATACGGAAGCAGTTCGTCTAACGGTTATTGCATTAGACGAATTATATATCTACTAACAGTTGAGGGGTTATGGCTGACAACGGCATATTTGGCAGATTAAAGAAACTTTTTTCTTCTAACACGATAGTTCGTAATGTTGGTGGAAAAAAGTTAAGAATCGCAGACACCGATAATATTCAAGCATTTATCAATAGACGCGGTATTGATAGATACCATCGCGTCTATTCGTCAATGACGGGTGGATATGGTTCTGCCCACGGACGATATGAAGCAGCCGCGGCGTTCCAAGGTTCACGGTTACAATTATTCCGTGACTACGACATGATGGATAATGACCCTATTATCGCATCGGTTATGGATATCTATGCAGACGAAAGTACTGTTAAAGACGAATTCAATCAAATAATCAGTATCCATTCAAAAAACACTCAAATACAAGAAATTCTTCACAATTTATTTTACGACATTCTCAACGTAGAATTTAATCTCTGGCCGTGGGTCAGAAATATGTGTAAGTATGGAGATTTCTTCTTATATCTCGACATTGACCCAGAATATGGTGTTGTCAACGTATTGCCGTTATCTGTATATGAAACCATCCGTATTGAAGGACAAGACCCAGGCAATCCATTCTCTGTAAAATTCAAGATTGAAAACGATTTCTTGGCACTGGGTAAAACAGAATTTGATAATTACGAAATTGCCCACTTCCGATTATTAGCAGACACCAACTTCCTTCCATATGGAAAAAGTATGATTGAAGGTGGTCGTCGTGTGTGGAAGCAACTTCAATTGATGGAAGATGCGATGTTAATTCATCGTATTATGAGAGCACCAGATAAACGTAAGATTTTAGTAGATATTGGTAATATACCACCTGCCGAAATTGATACGTTTATGAGTCGTATTATTGACCGTATGAAAAAGACACCATTAGTTGATCCACAAACGGGTGATTATAATCTTCGATATAATATGCAAAATATCACAGAAGATTTCTTCTTACCAACCCGTGGAAAAGATAGTGGTACTGACATTCAGAATCTTCCTGGGTTACAATTCAATGCAATTGAAGATATTGAATATCTCCGTAGAAAACTTTTGGCAGCATTTAAAGTCCCCAAATCATTTATAGGATATGATGAAGATATTAGTGGAAAAGCTACGTTGGCTGCGCAAGATGTACGATTTGCTCGTACAATCGAACGTATCCAGAGAATCATGGTATCGGAATTAACTAAGATTGCGATTATCCATCTATACGTTCAAGGATTTACAGATGAAGATTTAGTTGATTTTGAACTATCATTAACCAATCCATCGGTCATCTACGAACAAGAAAAATTAAATTTGTGGAAGGAAAAGGTAGGTGTTGCTACACAAATTATGGAATCTAAGATGTTATCCCAAGATTGGGTTTACCACAACATCCTAGAATTATCAGAAGATGAAATTATTACGGAACGTAAAAAGATTATAGAAGATGTCAAACGTATGTCGGAGTTGACTGGAATTGAGCAACAGGCAGGTCAGCCAACGGAAGCACCACCAGAGGAACTTCCCGCAGGAGAACCAGACAGTCAGGCAGCTCCGGAACAAGATCAACAAATAGATGATGTTAATACCATTTTATCCTCTCTTGAAGAACCAAGTGAAGAAAGTGAACTGGAAATTCCAGAGGAAGAATTAGAAGAAGCTAAGATGGGTCGTCCACGAGAAGGAATGAAATTTGGTCAAGATAGTCACCCACGAGGTCGTGATCCACTAGGACACAAAGAAAATAAAAAAGTTTTTAAAGTGGGTAAGCAGAGAAACGACAAACGTAAATCACCACTATCTTTGGAAGTACAAGCATTCTTGAATAAGGCAAATTCTAAAAAAATTATTATGGAATCTACCTTATCTTCACAAACATTGTTGGACGAAAGTAACATTTTGGACCTAGAAAATTAAAGTCTTATAAATATTCGTTATATTTAATATATGACGGTATAATGTCACCAAAACGGGATGTGTATGAAATCTAACGTCAAGCACAATAAAATACGGAATACGGGCATTCTCTTTGAATTATTAGTCCGTAAAATCACCTCCGATGCATTAGAGAACCGTAACAGCGATGTTGCAGTTAAGCTAATGAAGGAGTACTTCAACTCTAAAACAGAACTAGGTAAAGAATTAATTCTGTATAGATCATTTTTCAATGCTTCGCATTTAAGTGAAGCAAAGGCATTCGAATTATTAAATCTTATTATTAATCAACGTAAGAAACTTAATGAGATAGCACTTAACACTCAAAAATATAAGTTAATTAAAGAAATAAAAAATAATTATGACTTAAAAGAATTTTTGGGTGCCCGTGTTCCGTCATACAAAGTTTACGCATCCGTGTATAAAGTTTTTGATGGGGTTATCAACGAACTTAAAGATTTCAATGAAATCGAAGGAATGGTAGAAGCAAAGTTTACCATAGTAGAACATTTAAGTGGTACGATTACCAACAAAGAAATTAAAAACGACACAGCGTTATTCGAAACCGTCAAGGGACAAGAAGAAGATTTACGTCTGTTGTCATACAAAATTTTGATGGAAAAATTCAACGAAAAATATCAAGGATTGAATGACCGTCAGAAAAATCTTCTTCGTGAATACATTAATAATGTGTCTAACAG